TACTACAAGGAAAAAAAGTATCAATAGAATACACAACTATTGATAAATTACTTGATAAACCTGCTGAACAATCAGATGTATATGAGAAGTTACAAGAGATAAGTGGAGAAATTAAAGTATTAAATGCTAAACTTAGTGGTAGAAACATAACATAATGTTTGAAAGAAAAAACAGAGCAAGAAACCAGGATGGTACATTTAAAAAAGATGTATGGTGGACACCTTGGTCCGATTCGTGGGAGTATAAAATGAGTGATGATCTCAAAGATATGCTGGAAAGAACACTATGGACTTTCGTAGAAGCATTCCTTGGAGCACTTGTAGTAGCACCTTTAGTATCATTAGATGCTAATACACTTGAACTAGCAGCTTTAGCTGGTGGTGGTGCTGCACTAGCAGTTGTCAAGACATACGCTAAAAAACAAATTACAAAGTAGATTTTGTCATACATCATAGTTAGACTATGAACAACAGAAAGGGCTGCCTATGACACAAGAGTTAGGTAATAACTACTATAAATCAGGTTGGCAACCTTCTATTGAATTTGATGAAGAAACTGGTAAAGGTGAGATAACTTATGTTGGCACTGATCCAGACTACAAAAATAAATATAACTCTATATTACAAGACTGGGGTTTTGATCCTAGATATTACACAATAGAGGGTACAGTTCGTGCCAGTTCGTGGCAGACACAATTAAAAGGTGGTCAAGTAGAAACCTTCTATGCGTTCAAAGGCATAGTAAAACGTAAGAATCCTGCATTAGATGAATACTTTGATGAGTTGTGCAAGATATATTTAAAGAAACCTAAGCTAAAAAACAAGAAATATGGTGGTGATACAGCCTTTATATGGACAATGGCTGACTGGCAACTAGGAAAAGCAGACTATGGAGTAGAAAATACCCTTAAACGCTACGAGGAAGCTCTTATAGAGGGGGTACAACAGATTAAGGCACTGCGTAAGGGAGGAACAGCCATAGATGAGGTGTTTTTACTGGGATTAGGTGATTTATGCGAGGGGTGTGATCAGAGCTTCTACTCCAGTATGCCCTTCAATATAGAGCTCTCACTATCACAGCAATATAAACTAGCAAGACAGATGATTATGCAGACTGTTGATACATTTTTACCACACGCAGACAAGATTACTATGTGTGGAATAGGTGGTAATCACGGAGAGATGACTAGATCAGGCAAAGGACAGGTATTATCAGACAGATTAGACAACTCTGATATGATGCACTTTGAGATATGCAAAGAGATTATGGCACAGAACCCAAGATACAAAAAGGTTACAACAATATTACCTACTGACTATCACCATTTGTTAGAGATAAAAGGTAAAGCAGTAGCTATAACACACGGACATATGACAGGTGGTGGAGCAGGACCAGAAGGTAAGATAATGAAGTGGTGGCAAGGTCAAATGTTTGGTTGGTTGCCTAGTGGTGCTGCTGAAATATTAATTACAGGACACTATCATCACCCAAGACTACTTAAACAAGGTAAGCGTACTTGGTTTCAGTGTCCAAGCATAGATGCAAGTAAAGACTTTACTGCAAGAACAGGTATGTGGAACGATCCTGGAGTTCTAACTTTTACAATAGATAAGAATGGTTGGAGTAACTACAAGATAGTTTAGATATTATCTTCTAATTCACACATATAACAATAGTATTCTGTATCACACTCACCGATATAATGTTTATATACTAATTCATTTATCATAATTCATTACCCCAACTGTCCCATCCTTCAACAGATTGCCTAGCAAATAATTCTATGCGTGGTAAATCACCTACTAATTCAATTATTTTGTTTCTTACTATGTCAGGTTTCTTTGAATGTTCCTGCACTGGTTCTTCAATAATGCTATGGACACTAGCACTTACTCTCTTTGGTTTACCTTTGACTGCAAGTAAACAAACCTCTGCATTTGATCTAGTCCACCTTCCCATACCCCAAAAATTTGTATCAGTAGATACTTTGTTTTTCTTTACCCAAGTAAAAGCATTTGTTTTATATGTAAATCCCCAAGAACTTATAACTTTTTCAGATTCATATATTTTAGGAAATGTTGTCCACATAAATAATATTGCATTTTCACTGGTAATATTTTTGATTGGTAGTTCTGCTATATCTTCTATTGACATAGTTGGATAGTATTTTAATGCACCTCCTCTATGTTTTGAAGGATCATCGTAACTCCAGGGTGGATCAGCATAAATTATATTGTACTTTTTATTAGGAAATGGTATCAAGAACTACCATCTAAAGCTATATAATAACACTCATCACACATTGGTCGTTCGCCTACACCTATGTAAGGTTCACTTGTTGTAACTTCAACGTGATTGATTTGCCAACATCTAAATATATAAATCATTCTTCTTCTTGTGGCGTGTTAATTGTTACAGTACCTACAGGTACAATAGCTTTTAACTCTTGTACACCATTAGCGTTAGTAATAATTACAGTCTTAAAGATACCTCTGTTCTCTAGTTCTTGTAATAAAACTACAAGGTCTGCTTCGTTTACTGATATATCGCTCATTTATCCTCCTAATATTTCTTTGCGTACTTCTCATAAAGATAACCAACTTCTTTAAGTATTGGTTTATTTTCTTCAAACTCTGTTGTTCTTGGTAAGTGTTTGTGTTCCCATTTAAAATCATAATTAACCTTGACTAAGTTAGTTATGTTCCAAGTTATTATCTTTGTTCTGTATTCAGTAAGATATATGAACTCTTTGTTAAGTTCTTTTGACTTGTTGTAGTTACTTACAAACTTTTTCTTTTCTATTATCCAAGGATCGTAATGCTTATCTCTTGACTTAATTTCTATTATGTATTGTTTGTTTTCACAATCATAACAAGAGAATATATCTTCGCTCTCTACAAGCTCATCCATAAATGGAAATTGATTATTGATGTATTGTATAATTTCTCTTTGGTACATAGTTTATAACGTTCCTACAATCAATACACAACCCATCATAAATAAATGTTGGCTCACCATACAGGTCATTTTCTCCTATGTTACAGCTACGACAACGCATTCTTTAACTTGCTTATCATATCTGAACAAGTAACTTTACTTGTCTTGCCTGAATTAAGATATTGTTTACCCTCTGTAGCTAACTCATCAAGACCATTGTCTGTGCATTGTGTAATTAAAGTTTGCAAAAAACCTTTTTGTGCATCTGTCATAGGATCTTGTTCCTTACCTGCTTTCCAATCATCATTTTCAAAGTCCATATCTTCCTCACTTTCTTTTTTGTTTTTTGTTTCTGTTATTTTAGCATCAAGAATATCAAGAGTTTCGTTTATAACTTCTGTGTTACCTGCTCTCTCTTTGTTCTGATCGTTAATCATTTTAAGATATTTTGCTGATTCTTCAATAAATGTTTTGTTGTTATCCTCTGTGTAATCCTTTACAGATTTAGGCATATCCTTTTTTAAATCAACTTTGCCTACAGTGTAATCCCAAACTGTCTTGGCTAATACTTTGTTGCCAATACACATATCTAATATGATCTCGCCTAGTTCTTTTACATTATCAGAAGGGGATTTCCCACTCTCTTGTACTACCTGTTTTTTTTTAGGTTGCTCTTGTCCACCTGCATAATGTTCTTCTTCTGTTTCGCCACCAGTCCAGAGTTCAAGACCTATACCAAATCGCATACAACATCTCTTGATACCATCACTAACTGCTAGTTTAAGTATCTCGCTTTCAGTGATGTTTCTGTTCAGTGCGTTCATATCTACATCACCGACTTCTTCCATTCTGCCTAGACCTTCTATCTCTAGCACACAAACTGCACCTACAACAGCGTTATCTTTATCTCGTAAAACTTCCTTAACAAAAAAATTATATTTCCCACCTACAACATCAACTAATCTCTGTGTGTATAAGTGGTGTGGTACATAAGATCCGAACTTGCCTTTGGGTGCAGGTTTAACCATATCTTTTGGGAAATTTTTTGTTAGTTTTTTATATGTTTCTTTATCCATTATTACCTTTCATTTGCCTACATTGTAGTAGGACACTACGACACTTTTTTATTTTTAAGAATTTTGTAAATCATATCTCTTGTAAGTCCTGTGCGTTCTGCTAACTTCATAGCACTCCACTTGTGTTCTATATAAAGTATGCCTACACTTTCGTTTCGTATAGATATATATTTATCCTGTAAAAATTTAAGTTCGCCTAGACTTTTGTTAGATTGATCCAACGCTTTTAATACTTTAGTTTCTGTTGTCATTATTCCTCCTATACTTCGTTGTTTGTAC